CTTTGGGTTCGGTTAATCTTTACATATTAGCTGGAGCACCTTCTCAGCCTGTAGATTTAACATTTGTACTTGATGGTTCATATTCATTCGGTGAAACGTCAATAAGCGCGGGTAACTTTCCTGCTGGCTCTAAATTAATAATTATTTTAGCGAACGGTTTTGATGGACAAGCTAACGGCGGCGATGGAGGAAGGGGCGAAGGTGTTTTATTTAACGGTGGAACATCATTATTTGAATTCTTTCCTGCTGAGAATGGTTCTAATGGTGGCATAGTTTACAACGCAGATGGTGTTGATACTGATGTGTATTTTAGTGGCGCAACTCCTTCTATAGCCTTTCCTGTTGCTGATGGTTATATTAGAGCGCCTAGCGGTGGTGATGGTGGCTTTGACCACACAGGCACAGCACCTAATTACGTTTCTGGTGATGGTGGCCGTGCTGGTGATGGCAGAAACGCGGGTGTAGGTGGCGAGGCTGGTATTTCTGTTGGTGGTGTGATAACTAATGGCAACACTGGCACTAACGGAGAGATTGACGGTTCAGGCTCAGGATGGGGATTAGTTGGCGCTAACAATGGTGCGTCAGGCGGTTTAGCTGGTAGCGGTATAATTGACAGCGGGGCTACAGTTACATTATTCGGCTCAACTGCGCTAAGGTACATCAACGGGAACGGTGATCACTAATATGTTACAATTAACAAAATTTAAAATTAAGGTTTAACAATGAGCGAAACACTATTGGAAAAGCTAGGTAGGATTGAGAAAGAATTAACTGAGCTAAAGGCAGCAAAGCAACCTAAGCAGATTGATTACAGTGAAGGTATTTCAATACTCGAAGGCATCAATAAAGAATTAACTAAAAAGTTTTCGGATTTAAACGCTAAGTATTACGAGCTAAATAAAGAGTTATTAATTATAAAAAATAAAAAGCCTGTTGAGCAAATTGATTATAGCGAGCAGATTAACGCATTAGATAAAAAGATTAACGTGCTAAACAAACCTAAAATTGAACCAGTTAAAGCGGAAATTAAAAAAGAGATAGTGCATATCGATCACAGCAAAGAGTTACTATCAATAAATAATGAGCTATCAACAATCAAACAAAAAATTAATAAAAAACAAGAATTCGACATAAAAGCAGAAGTTGAAAAAGTGGTAAATATCGCTTACGTAACGCACTTATACAGGAATAAATAACAATGGCATTTATTACATTATCAGGAACATTGCTCGATCCTAATGGGGATTTAGCTGTTGGCGATCAAATAAGATTTACACACAAAAGCACTACTGGTGAAACTGTAGAAAGCGCCGTTTCAATTATAACCATAAATCCTGCTGGAACTTACTCGCTACCTTTACAGTACGGCTTGGTTTTAGTTGAATACAAGGACGTTAGAAAGCAGCAGTTTGAAAATCTAGGCGTTGCAACGGTAAATCAAGACAACCCAGCCACAAGCATTCCTGAGTTACTCAATGCATTAGTTCCGGTATCAAGCGCTGAGTTAATAGAGTTTCAAGCAATTCTTGCGGATTGTGTCGCTGCTCAATTGGCGGCAGAGAATGCAGCAACTACGGCGGAAGCTTTCGCGTACCAATTAACAACTACTGACTTAATCGCTAGCACAGCAATATTTGCACCAGAAACAAACATACCGACATCTGGATATGATAACAGCGGTGATGGCGGTAACGGCTCATGGAAACAAAACGGCATCACAGGTCAAACTCCTTCACAATCACCCGCGCAGTTAGGTGATGCTTTACTTAATGACGGTAACGGTAATCAGTGGGAATTAGTTGCCGATAAATTAGCAACAATAATGTCAGTTGGAGCGAGTGAGCTATCAAGCGAAGCCGACAACACATTATCAATACAAGCGCTAATAAACTCAGGTTACAAGGAGATATACCGAAACGATGGCGTATTTAATGTTACATCATTAACTTATGATTCGAGCGTGTCTCTTGTTGGACCTGGTAAAATAATCCCCTCTTCAGAATTTCAAACTGACCAGTATGGAGGGATAGCCAGGGCAGGAACAAAAATTGGGAATACAGAGCCACTAGATAAGCACGGGGGGTTTTTAGTTGGAGGTGAAGGGCCAACGCCAGAAGGGGTTTTGCTTAAGAGTCAATACAATGCAAGCATGGACATCATATCATCAAGAGAAAGCAACCCTTTAGAGGTCCAGCTTTACCCTAATGCAAGCACAGGTGTTGTCACAGGTAACGGAACTGGTAGAGTTGTTTTCTCAAAAGGCTTTAGCGGTGATTTATCGAATGTTTATGCAGATGATATATTTTGGGTTGAAGGTATTGAATACAAAGTTGCCACAAAGGTTGATAGTAATACTATTGACTTACTTAACCTGCCCGGACTAGGTGCCGCTACCATTCCAGTAGGTGACTTTTCTAGCTCTTACATCTACATAACAGTTGATTGCACGGTTGATATATCAGGTGTAAATATTACCAGAGTTGATGGCGAGGCGTTCCAATCATGGGGTGGTGACCATAATGTTGTTATTGATGGTGTTAGATATGATGCAACAGTAAATAGCGCTGATTCAATAACATTATCATCTGCACCACCAGCAGCAACAGGAAAGTCTGCAATATTTAAGTGGTTATCAGATGAAAATTTTATAGAGATATTTAGACTGCAAAGACTTCTAGGTCAAGGGACCGAGGAAACGCTATCATTATCAGCTAGACCAGATATGTACAAGTTAAGAATGGGTAGAACTGCTGATGGTATAGGCAGGTATAGTCCTTTAAATATAGAAGGCCCAGCAATCGAAAATCACCCCTTCCCAAACAATCCTGACGCTACTTACTGGGCTACACTTGGCGTTAATGGATTTATAGGTTTTCACCAGCCAGATCCACTTGCGCCCCTGCATTTGACGCGTAGGCACACAGGAACACAGGGAGCTGATGACACAACTATACAAATAGATATTGTAGAGGGGCTTTTTGATACTGATGGAAGTGTTAGATCGATAGTGACAAGACAGAGGAATGACTTTTCAGCGCCTTACCTGCAAGCAACATCAGGCGCATCGTACACACCAACAGACTTACCCTTGCAAAAAGATGGCGGGAATGTAGATATTGGCCAAGCTGGAGATGGAATAAAGTTAACATCTCCGAACGGAACCAAATATACGCTAACCGTTAGTGATGCTGGAGCGCTGATTATTACGTAATCTATCAAATGCGGCGTTCTCTCTTGAATACCGCATTTCTTCTTTTATCACCCATAGCGAAAATATAAATACTATTCCGCCAAGTAATGACATAAGTAGATAACTCAACAAATGGTCTGTTTCATCTTTGCAATCTGCCTTAGCATCAAAGTACGTGATAATACAAACTCCGATTATTCCAAATAAATACCATGTTATAAATATCATTAGTTATTTCCTTATTGGTCTACTTAAATAGAGCTAGCTTTCGCCAGTGCCGATTTCAAAAACCTCATAACCAAACTGCTCTCCTAGAACTGATTCTAAAGCGCCAGATCGGGCATCTTCTTTGGTTTCAAACTTTGCGAGTTCACTTGTGTCATCCGCGATACTGGTACAAAGCTCAAGTGGCGTGTAACCGCCTTTTTGAGTGGTTAGCATTACAAAGAAATCACCTTTATTTTTATCTGGCATTATCTGTTCCTTTTTTATTTAAGTTTACTTTCACATCAATAGACACTTCCACTCTATATCGTCTATTTAATCCTGTTGTGTTCGTTATGTTAAGGCTTAGGGATTGCTGTCTTATTCTTAGCGTCTAATCTGCGCTGATACTGACCGTGCTTATCACAGCAATACTTTGCTCGTTTGCCCCCGTAGAACTTTTTATCACATTCCACATAGGCGCATTCTTTTTCAGTTGATGACATTAAATAGTAATCCCATTTAAATGATCTATTTCATGCTGAACACAAAAAGCGGTCAAGGCTTTGCATTTTTTACTTACTGGCTCCCAGTGCTCATTAAATCCAGTAACTACAACTTGATTGTCTCTCTTAACCTTAACCTGTTTGCCCGGGTATGACAGGCACCCTTCAGTTGAGTTCTTTACTTTTCCTGAGCGCTTAGTTATCACAGGGTTGATTACAACACCCATAAACCCGTTACAATTCATTAAAATAATTCTTTTTAAGCATCCTATTTGATTTGCAGCAAGACCTATGCCCGTTGTTTTTGATAACTCTAACCTCATTTCTGATACGATATCAGACACATCAGCACCCATCGGAACATCATCAGCAACTTGCTTTAGTGTTGGGAATCCTTTTTGTACAATCATATTTATCTCCGCTGATTAATTAACTCAAGTGTAAGCGAATTCTCGTACAAGTCAACACAATATCACATTAATTCTCTAATTTTTTTATTAATCCTTGTTGTCTCTGCTTTTATATCTGATATTTCAGGGTATTGTTCTTTTAACGACTTGTGATTTACATCGCATTCAAGCCACTCAACTTTATTAATTCCCACTTCTTTAATTAGTTGTTGTCTGTATTCAACCCTCATGCCTGAGTTATGAGTATTACACTTGTAACATTGCATTCTTAAGTTGACTAACATAAACCGCCTTGGGTCAACTTGCTTTTGTGGGATAAAATGACCAACATGAAAGGCTTGACCAGAATCTTTATAGTGCTGTTTTTTGCCACACGTATAACAGGGCTCACCCTTTCTTAAATAATGCTTAATGTATTTGTGTAATGCGGTTTTGAGGTTGTCATAAAATCCATTTTTGCCAGTACGCGTTTTAATTGATTCTTTGCGCCTCTTGGTCTCTTTATTAAAGGCTTTAACTTCTTTGTCTCGCACTTGTTTGGCTTTATTGTTTTCTCGCGCTATTCGCTTTGACGTTTCTTTATTCGCCCACTTAATAGCATCGTTATAGCTACAGAAATTTCCTTTTGGTGTTTTGATTAATGTGTCGGCTTGTTGATATTCACCATGGCACTTACATTTCCTTTTAGCGACTGGCATTATTTCAACCACTCCATAACTTTAGATATAAACGATTTATTCTCACTAACCTTTCGACCACACTCAAAACAAAGCTTCTTACCTCTGCGTTGAGGGTAATATAAATCGCCTGAATTGATAGCGTGACCTCTTTTACATTCAGTGTTTCTTTGTGCTCGTTTTGAGTTCATAATTACTTATCCTTAAATTTAATATTTATACCTATATCGTTATAATAATAAATCATTTGTTCCATCATTATTTTTGATTCAGGTATTGTTAATAAACTGGTGACCTCTAGGCACTGTATAAGCTTCATTTTGCTTTCGTGACTATGTTCAAAGTAACCTAGCTTGTCTAATAAAAACTCCATCTTATCGCCATGCTGAACGCTATTTAATATCAATGGCAAGCCGAACGAATCTTTACAAAAATTCTTAACAGCTAAAGGAGTTTGATCATCATTATGTTTTGCTATCTGACCAAACCATAAATGTAATTGTGCGTTAGCTGCCAATCTTCTTTTACTTCCTCGCTCAGTGATAGTTAAATCAAATTTCTTTTGAGGATTAGCACCAAGGAACACATCTATTTTTCTATAAACGCCCTGCCTAAGTGTTAATGATATCGGCTCGTTTTTCACTTTTTATTCATCCTCTCAAGCTCTTTGATAGCGTTATTAAGTTGATGTGATAAAAATACAACCTCATTCTCAAGGTCGCTTACCTGTTTGACTAATGCTGCTTTATCGGTAGTTAACAACCCAACTCCACAACATTCAGTTTTTATTAATTGACTAGCTTTCATTGTTCGCCTCAAATACTGCTTGGGCAAAACCCCTTGGCGTTGCACTTCTGATATTTTTAGTTTTTAAGCTTCTACCTCCTAGTTTGTTGTGTTGGTCACTATAGCCGGGCACAACATCCACAGGCCTTTTATCTGGCATAACAAACCCATTACCAGCCCATATACAGGTTTTCTTTGGATACGCATCCCTGCCCTTTATATATTCAGGGTACATCGGATGCTTATCATTTTCCGCTAGGTAGCCACCATATTCAAAAGGGTCAAACTTAAAATCTGGCTTTCTCCATTTTGTACTAATTACACTTACAGGGTTTTCAAAGGCCCACTTGCATTCGCAGCTTACACCGACAAGCCTGGTTAAGTGAACTAGCACCATTGCTTCATCTTGAAAGAAGGGGTTGTTGTCTCGTTTGCTGGCAAAGTGTGCCGCACCGCTAACAGCTAAATGCGTGCATTCAGGAAAGCCAAATACAAAAGAAACATCATCACCAGTAAATGATTTTATTTTATCAACATCAAGTAGTGATATGTCGCCGGTTATTTCATTGCTAAACCACATGCCTATATTTATTATGTTCGGGTGCAAGTTTGAAGTACTAACGCCAGTAGGATGCTGTCCATCAAAACAATAACATTGATAACCAGCTTTAGCCCAGGGTAGAGCCATAAGCCCGGTAACATCAAATAAAAATATCGCTTTCTTTTGGTTGCTCATACTTCACCCACCCATACATACGCAACCGTCCGTCTATTTGCTACAGTTGGCGCAGGTATCTTTTTAATCAACTTCTCGCCCAGCAATAACCTAACGCATGTTTGCACCGATGTTCGACTCACATCTATAGCCTTAATTAATTCCATCTGTGTTGCTCCTGTTTCGCTGTCTTTTAACAGTTCAAGTATTTTCTTTTTAGCTTCAACTCTGCTTCCTTGTGGGGTTTTAATTTTATTATCTGACAATGATATTTTCTCAAATAACTTATTGCCGACAACACGATAGACTGACTCAGCAATACCATGACTCATGACATCGCCAACCCAATAAGATAAACAGAAGATAATGCGCACAATGCTATAACTACAATTACAGATAAGCCTCTTTTAGTTCTTGATTTCATTTTGTAATTTTTAGCTCCCACAAAAACCTCCGCCGCACTGCTTGGCGAACTCCTTACCAGCTTTAGTTTTAATTTCGTAAGCAACATCACTAACACTTTCAAACATTTCACATTGCTCTCCTTTAAATTTGTATTCGTTGGGTATGTAAGAGCTTTTAAAGCCTCTTTCGCCTCTTCCCCATGCGATAGCTTGTCTAATTCCAACCCCGCCCCCTACACGGTAAGGGCGAAACATCACCCGAGGCTTTTCGTTTCGGGTAAACCCTAGTTCTATTTCTATTTTTTCAATTAAATCTATACGCTCATCATCAAGCGGCATTTTAGATAAATCAGTTTTGTTAGCGCAAACGCAAGGGTAGCACTCCATTGATTGATGGTGTAAAGGCTCAAAACCGAACGCACGAATATACTTATCTCGCTCAATTTCATCAAAGTTAACCAATGGGTTAAATACATCCCTGCCACCATGCTTTTTACTTTCTTCTTGATGTAAAGGCAATCTCGCTCTATTTTGGCTTTCAGCTCTGCGGCGACCAGTTACTATAATTAAGTTACAATCAGGATCGCGCTTTTCATAAAACTCAGTACTGGGCTTTTCCTTTAAATGCATCGTACACCACTGCATAGCACTTGCTGGCATAGGCCAGCCCTTATTTTTTCTTACAATAGCTTCCATACCTATGCTTTTTGTTATGTTGAATTCAACGCCAATATCAAAGCATTTTGCTGAAACCTCTTTGATTCTTTGCGGCCAATCTTTTCTTGCCCAACCTGTGTCGTTGTAAAGAGCGCAAAATTCTCCTTTGTGGTTTTCCTGCATCCACTGAAGCAGGGCTATTGAGTCGTTACCGCCAGAGCAGGTAACTATATATTTAATCATGTTAACCCCTTATCGCTTTATTAATTGAACCCTTTAGGCTCACAGGCTCAGCACCCTTCACACTAAACGTTTCAGCCTCGTCATAGTCACCGTTATCAACATGATGCTGCCACATCGCCTCAGCTTTATCCTCAGCTTCAGGTTTGCTATCGCCTTCAGTACAGAATAAGCTTTTATTACAAGCTGCGTACCATTTACCGTTTACGTACTTATATTTTATTGAGTCTTTAAAGTTCATCTCTCTTACTCCGTTAGTTGTTGTTAAATTGCGTCAATGCTTTTTAAAAAGTCGATATCAACTTCATCTTCTTTATTTTCCCAATCTTCAGGGTCATAAGATTCATCATCAGTTACGCAGCTTTTCATGTAAGCGTATATTTCACCATCAGCCCAATTTACATTGTGAATACATTCTGCCATTTCTTCTAATAACTCGAGTGTTACTTCAAATTTCATAATCTACTCTCTGTTTAGTTGTTAGTTGGTTTGTTTGAATCTGGCAAATTGCTATCAATAACTATTTTTTTAGTCCATTCAGTAGGGTCTTTTTCCTTAATAAACATATAACCAAGAGCGATTGACTCTGCGTGGTCTTGCGCAGTTATTAGTAAAAATACTTCACTTGTAAATTCTGCTTTCATTCTTCTATCCTTCTTGTTGTTTGGTTTATTTTAATGCTAATTTGTAATCTTTCGCACAGTGATAAAGCTCCTCTTCTAGTATCGCTTTTAATTGGTGTTTATTTTTGAATTTAATATCTTCTTTGACATAGCCAAAAAAGTCACAATTATCGATTAGCTTTTTAGTGGGTGCGTGATCATAAACATTACTTGTTGTCCTGAAATGCCACTCGTACGGGTAACGTATTTCTAAAACCTCACCTTTTGGCATGAATCGTTTACACTTAAATCCTCCCTCACTTTTGTCTCCGCTAGTCCAAAATCCGCGCTTGACTAAAAGAAGCATGCCTTGCTCTATCTTTATGAATTCCTGAATCATTTTTCTGCCCTTCTTGTTGTTTGCTTTATTAGTTGATGAACAAACAATAGCAAATGATTAAAAGTATGTAAAGTTTAATATACTAGTTTACATAAATTAATTTGTATGTAATACTTCAATCACATTCGATAAGAGGTTAATTACATGAAGACATTAGGCGTTAAGTTTAGCGATACACAAATACTAAAAATTAAAGATATTTCAGAAGTTGTTGGTATTGATGCAAGTAAGCTCTCAAGAGCTGCAATGAAGCTTGGGCTAGTTCAGATACAGGCGTTAGCTGCTAGAGATTTAGAAAAGGCTAAAGATTTAGTTTTGGTTAATGACGCTAGAGCGAAGTAGAAATAAAAAAGCCGCCCACTAAGCGACTTGATTAATCAAATGCAACGAGGTTTATTATAATGGCTAGAATTAGAACCGTAAAGCCTGAGTTTTTTACAAGTGAATCTGTTTTGGCAGTTTCGCCACTGGCTAGATTGTTTTTTATAGGTCTATGGTGTGAAGCTGATAGAGATGGCAGATTAAAATGGAAGCCAAAAACGCTAAAGTTTAGATACCTTCCCGGTGACTCAGTAAATATAGAAAAGCTTTGCCTAGAACTAGAGTCTGAAAAGATGATCATAACCTATACGATAGATGGTGTTGATTATTGCGAGATCCCAAGCTTCACATCTCATCAAGTTATTAACAACAGAGAAAAGGAAAGCATATTACCTTCACGCGACAGTGACGCGTCAACCACGCGTGAAAGCGGAAGGAAGGAAGGAAAGGAAGGAAAGGAAAGGAAGGGAACAACGCGTTTCACTCCTCCCACACTAGAACAAGTTATTCAATACAACATTGAAAGAAAGAATTTTGTAGATGCTAACAAGTTTATAAATCACTATTCAGCTAATGGATGGATGAGGGGCAGTACAAAAATAAAAGACTGGAAGGCTTGCATAAGAACTTGGGAGCAAAACGACAAAGACAACAACAAAAAGCAAATAGTAAAGGAATTCTCACAATGATAGAAACAGAAAGAAATGTAATTGGTATTATTTTAAAAGGGTTGGTTGATCCTGTAACACTTGGACTTGATGAAAAATATTTTAGCAGCTTGTATGGCAAAAAAATATGGAGAGCAATTTGTAACTTTACTAATAAAAAAATGACTCCTGATTTAATTATGGTTACTGAATATCTAGAAAATAACGATCCACTTAACGAGTCTGGAGCTTCATGGTTTGGAGATTTAGCAACACTTGTTAAAGAATCATTACCACCAAGCACCGCAGAAAGCCATTGTAAGCACATAAAAGAAAAATGGAAGGTAAGGCAAGTAAAAAGTATTGGAGCTGAAATGTCGGCTGATGAGGGCGCAGACATAAATAAATACATTAAAGAATTAATGTCACTAAATACCACTGATAAAAAATATTTACATTCTTTCGCTGAAGCTGCAGATGATGCACTAGAAGAAGTTGAAAAAATAATGGCTGGAGAGTCTGTAACAATTCCCACTGGATTGGCTGACATTGATAAAGTTATGGGAGGTCTTCATAAGTCTGATTTAATTATTGTTGCTGCTCGTAGTGCCATGGGTAAAACAGCATTTTTATTAAATATGGCTGCAGCTAATAAAACGGGCGCTTTAGTTATTAGCGGTGAGCAATCAAGAATACAGGCTGCATTTAGATTGTTTAGTATTTACGGGAATGTTCCTAATCATTTAATTAGAACTGGTGATATAGGAAATGAAGAATTCGGACAGATAAGTACAGCAATTAACATGATCAATAATTCTGGCGGGTATATTTATGATAAGTCAGGGCCTAGTATTAGTGAGGTTGAAGCAGTTGTAAGGCAGGTTTATCAGGACCATGGCTGCAGTGCTGTTTATATTGATTACCTGCAGAAAATAAAGCATGAAAATCAAGCGTTACCACCACATCAAGCAATAGGTGAGATCACAATGCGCCTTAAAGACTTAGCAAGGGAGCTTGATATTCCTATCGTAGCATTGGCGCAGGTTAACCGTTCTGTTGAAAAGCGTGAAGATAAGCGCCCAAATATGGGAGATATTAAAGATTCAGGAACTATCGAGCAAGAAGCTGATTCAATTTTAACATTGTACCGTGATGAGGTTTACAACGAAGATACTCACGATAGAGGTACGTGTGAGGTTAACTTTAAAAAGAATCGGCACGGTGGAACTGGAATGGTTAGAGTTCAGTGGATAGCTCCTACAATGAGATTTAACGACTTAAATAGCGCTAGTAATTACCGCTAAAACATAATCAATAAGGGTAAACACAATGGAAGAAGAAATAGAAAAAATGAAAACTCTTTACGATTTAAAGATCGCTAATTGTGACAAGGCTATTGAGCAAGATAGAAAAGCGATATCTATATGCAGAAAACAAAAAAGAGATGAAGATGCGGTTTGTATACGCAAAAGTCGCGCAATATCACAAGCTCAACGTCAAGCATATGTGCAGGCTAAGTATGACTTTGATAGCTTGCTAGACTTTATTTAATCAATAAGGAAGATAATAATGAACTGGATAAGTGTAAAAGATGAATTACCGAAAGAGACCGATAGATTCCTAGTTGCTGGTAAAGGCTGCCAGCCTGAGATATTTGTATATTTAAAATTTAAAGGTGAGGGAGGAAAGTTTCAATATAAAGGTCATGATTATACAGATAAGGTCGTTTACTGGATGTCATTACCTCCATCACCAAACAAGGATTAAACAATGCACCACCCACAAAAAAGGCTCAATTAAGAGCCTTTTATTTTACCCGATAAGCTACATTAATTCTAAATCATCTTTTAATCGTTTGCGTTCTCTATGATCTTCTATTCTCAAGCGTGTTTCTGATTTGTTTTTTTTGTATGTGTATGTAGCTGCGTCCTTGCTAATTATTTTACAGCATGATTCTAGTATTGCTTTGTTATTGCTTTCATAGTCTATTTCACACATTATAATTCACCTTTAGATAATTCGTTAAGTAAAGCGTCTGCTCTCATCACTCTTATTTTTGCTTCTACTTCAAATGATAGAGCGAGAATATCAAGGGTTGATATTGGCACTTCTTCTTTTTCGACAAGTTTACACATTTCATTTATATCACCAAACTCAACATCTATATGGGGCATGTCTTTAGCGAAAGATTCACGTTTTGTAAGCCCTGTCATTGGTTGGTTATAAGGACAATCAATAGTTCCTGCGTATTCAGTTATATCCAAGTTAGTTGGACTTGCTGGCATATCTGCGTTTTTCATTTTTATTTCACCTCTGCTTTTAATTGATAACCAAGAACACCAAGAACAGTTTCAACGTCCATTAGGCGGATAGTTTTATCATCATTTAATAACCTAACACACTTGGCTTTTGATAAGCCTGTTGCGTTTGCTAATGCCTCTAGAGTGTCAATATCTTTATCTATCATTGCTTTTTTAATAAGTTTGCTTAAGTTCATTTTGTTACCTTTAGTTGTGTTTGTAGTTGTTTGATGTAATAAGTGTAACTCATATGTATATATTTATGCAATAAGTACTTGCAATCATTTTTAATAAGAGTATTATTAATTTCATCGAGGAGTTAAGCAGCTTAGCCAGTTGTCCCCACAATAGCCTCAGACGAAATTGTTAAGCGAGTAACTGGCAACTAATTTAAGGAAATAACATGGAATTTTTAACTTTAAGCGTAAATCAACCAGATAAAATATTGCCAATTCTAGGCAAGAAAGAAAGTGTTTTTGGTGACTCGTATTATGTAGTTGATTTTTGTACAGACGAATCAAGTATTGATAATGTAATTAACGAATTGCAAAGCCATAGCATGACACATTGGGCTTACATAGAAGGAAAGGGTAATGAGTAATTACAAAGGAAAGCATTTTTTAAACGATGTCATATATAGAGAGGCTGAAGGATTAGCCAATAGTGACGCACAAATGATTGAAAAGAATCCCGGTAATTTTATCTGGTCAAAGAGCGCACCAAGAAACGGAGCTAAATCAAAAACAACTGATATAGGAACCGCTTTACATTGTGCAATTTTAGAGCCTGAGAAATACAAAGATCATATTGTAGTTTCTGAATTTAAAGGTCGAACAGCTAAGGGCTTTGAAGCGGAGCAGGTAGAGAATAAAAACAAGGTTGTATTAACTAAAGATGAATATGATCAAGTTAATTTAATGGCTAAATCTGTGCTTGCCCACCCGTCAGCGAAGTCTTTACTTGATTTAAGTGGTGATTGTGAGTCCTCAGTATTTGTCAAAGACAAGGAAACAGGTGTAAATTTAAAATGCCGACCTGACAAAGATGTTGTTAAATCTGCTAATGCAGTTATTGACGTTAAAACAACGGATAGTATTGATGATTGGCGAAGCGATAAAGAATGGATAAACCCATTGTATAAGTTTAACTATGGGCATGGAGCAAGCTTTTACATGGACGTTTTAGAACAGCACTATAAAACTGAAATTGATTTTTTTATCTTTCTTGTTATACAAAACAGTGTTGAGTTAGGTCGTTATCCAGTGGCAGTCTTTCAAATATCAAGACAGGAACTTATTGACCTAGGGTTTTGGGATAGGCACAGAGGTAATATTTCAGAGTTCAGTCGATGTGAAAGCGGCAATGATTGGATTCATACGGAAACATTTAACTTTATTGGCCGTGATAATGATTTTGTTATTGAAGATGATATAGAAGTAACTTTTGAGGACGTTAAAAATGCTTGATTTATCTGGAACAATAAAAGCAAAGTCTGATCAATTGAATGCTGATGATTTTGTGTCAGGCGATAAGCTTGTACAAGTTGAAGGCGTAAATCTTACTAAAGACCCGCAACAGCCAGTTCATATATATTATTATGGTTGCGAAGGGAAACCGTTCAAGCCTTGTTTAACCGTCCGTAGAATCCTAATCAAATTATGGGGTATTGACGGAAGTCAGTGGGCTGATAAATGGATGAACTTATTTGTTGATCAATCAGTAAGTTTCGGCAAGCAAAAAAATATAGGTGGAATACGTGTTAATGCCGTATCTCACATACCAAGTGTAGCAACGATATCGCTATCAATTAGACGAGGCGTAAAGCAGCACTTTCAAGTCCACCCAATACCACTAGAAACCAATTAACAATTAACTATTAGGAAAATAACATGCATGTTATATCAGGCGAACTAAGAAAAGCACCATACATCAAAACTGGTTGTGGTCAAGATGGTCAATCAACAATGTTTATTGTTGAGTTGTCAGAGGTTATAAAAGATCGTCAGACTGGCGAGAATACATATACAAATTACAGCGCTGCCATTTTTGCCAAGTCACCTGCTCAAATTGGTTACTACACAACATCATTAGTAGAGGGTAATTTTATCGTAGTTAACTGCGAAAAGCTAAAGGTCGATGTTAGCGAAAGCAACGGCAAGCAATACATTAAATTGCAAATGGAAAACGCAAGGCTTGAAGGTGCCAAGTATATCGAAAACAACCAGCAACAACAGCAGCCACAAGGGTATCATGAACAACAACAAGGCGGTTACGCTCCACAACAACAGGGAGGATTTCAGCAGCAAGCTCCACAGCAGAGTTATAGTCAGCAACCGCCAGCACAATACAATCAAGGTGATGGATTTAAGCAGCGATAAACAAGTGCGGCTAATAGCCGTATAACCCATAGCAAAGAGGATTTAACAAGGTGCGCAGTTAAATTCCTTTTATGCGGGTTGTTATAAATATTTATGAAAAAAAGGAAGAAATTATGAAATTTGAATTTGAATGTGGAATATGTAGAAAGCACGTTAAGCGCGGTGATAAGTTTCAGTTTGATCTTTATATTTATGAAAGCACTTGCGAATTAAGTGACGTGGCTGGTGATGATACTATATGCAAATCATGTGCTGGTAAAATAGAAAGGAAAATAGAAAGTATGAGGAGTAAATCTTTATAACCCATAGCTAAACGGCAATTAACTGCCGCAACAAATTTAATTACGGAGCAAATATATTATGAAAAACAGCAAACTGTTAATTGTCCTTTTGAGCGTGTTGTTATGTGGCGCTCTCACAGGTTGCGGGGATAGGCAGCCAGACACCAAAAGAATGAATTCTGGAAAGTTAAAGCATGAGTTATTTAAAGAGTGCATGAGCCTAGCAGCAGCAAACCCAAGAAAAGGCGATGACGATGTTTCTGATATAGTTGAAAGCTGTAGTAATTACGCATACTACACTGCAAACCAACAGTTAGATTATTAGACACATAACCAATAATTAAGCGCGCGCCAACTTGTTGGTGTCCGCTTTAATGGGTTGTTATATTTTGCCCACACACTAATAGAGAGATAATAAAATGACTAAAGATGAACTGATTTACGCAGCAACATACGGAATAGGTAAAAACTACGATTACGAGCAGTTAAGTAATTGTGATTTATTATACGGTAAAGAAGATATGATTGATGATGTTTGGGAGTACGTAACAGAATACAACGAAAACGGGAGTAATTGGTTTAAAGAAGAATACGCAGGCCACAAGATGCATTGGGCAATATAACACTGCAATTAAGCGGAAATGCACAAACACGGAACGGGTAACAAGTTAAATCAACTACTTAGCTTTTATTTATTCCGTGTTTGCTATAGAAAGACGGAAAGCATAAATCATGTTTCGGCCTTTCGCTCGTCAACCAGAGGTAAAAATGCAAACTATAACTAAAGTTGTATTCACTCCAAAGCGTAACGCACCTGTAAACTGCAAAGAGATTGAATACCTTGTTGCTGATAATAATTACAGTGAAGCGATTTATTTAGCTACTCAGCAGATGAAAGAAGATAACAAACTGTTTAATTATTATGGCGCTGCAATAGCTACACACGTGAGGGTTTTATGAGTTATGAGTTTAGATATGTCGTTAAAGCTTTTAGTGATTACGAGGAGGCTTCTTTGGGCTGTTGCGTTGTAGAAGAAGGCATAAGACACGCAAGTTTAGAGGAGAGAAAGGAGGCTCTTTATCTGGATGGATGCGATAATATCAGGTACGCATGTTCAGCAAAGGGAATGAATGAACGAATTCGAATGATAGACTCTTTAATTCTAAAGGGCTTAAGAGTATAATAGTACAATTACGCGCCATTTTAGATTAAGAATGAAAGAAATTAAGCAGATAGACATTGTTTTGTGCGTTAGCTGCGAAGAAGGCGATCCACCAAAAATCAATAAAGCGGATCATCTTATTCCGTATCGAAAAGAGCATTACGGAATGCTAGAAGATGGTTCAATTGATAAGCGAGTTGTAGGCATTTGCAATAAATGTTTAAAGAAAAGAAACAAGTTCCATCGAGAAAACACACAAGCGGTCAATATTGGCCATCCACATATTATTTTAAGAAACACATAAGGGTTAGTCATGATTAATAATGCAGCGCAATGGATATTGGAGCACTCAAAGATTGAATTCTTGGATAGCTTTATTGTCAATGGTATTACATTCGAATTAATGTCACTCAGTAAAGAGAATGTAGCAGCCGCTAGAGTGCTTACATCATCTAAAGACATTATAGAATTAGCCGCTAATGGTGGTATCGCTATAAATAAAAACAGAATGATTGAAAATGAAAGCCTCATTGACAGTTTAGCTGCTTACTGGGAGCATCCAGAAGTTAAAGCTTTTGAAGGTCCTACAATCATGTTCAGCGTTGGTGAAAAAGTTTGTGAATTGTCGGGGCTATCAGAAGTGTTAAGCGAAATGATTCTCGATGAAGAAGTAGCAGAAGAGGCAAGACTGGAAATTGAAAAAGCACATGGTGAAGCGCTTGAGCATCAAAAGCTTTTAGATGATGCGGCAAATGGAGACACAGGTACGCCAGATGCTTTACTGGGTAAGCTAAATCAAGCTGCTGAAGATTATCACGCAGCATAACAAAAGGTAAATAAATATGACTGTACATGGAACAACATTAAGCGCCCCGGTAAAAGATGATACTGGGCGGTTATACCCTGATGCATTTGTCGGTATTAGGCATGCTAGCGAGACATTGCAAAAAACATTAAGTCGCCCTAGTTTTAGCGGCCCTAATACAACTAGTGTTGAATACAATATTAACGCCCTCGTTTATAGCGTTAGTTATTGGTGTAACAAAGAAACATTTGAGTGGCTTGATGGTCATCACTCTAAGCCATTATCAAACCCATTAAGCGTTGAATCTGATATTTTTGAAGCTGATGTTAATACTAGCGAGTCAATAGCCGCAATGAATAGCGGGCTGTCTGGTGATGATTTGACAGTTGAATTAATTAGACTCGATTTGATTCGAAGATCTTCTTAATGACAAGCCAGTTTATATTTTAAGCTGGCTTATTTATTTTACGGGTAGCAAATGAACAAACAACAACTAACAGACCTAGTAATAATCCCAACACTAGACGGAATACCTAGCGGTTATTCTGGTGAAGCTGTAATGGCTATTCAGATGATAATTGCTCATGAGTCTAATGGTGGCGAGTATATAGCTCAAGCAAGAGG